ACAAGGGTTAGGGCGACAACAACGGCGCTGATAAGAAGCCGTCTGAGAATTTGAGTGATAGCGAATCTAAGGGATTGCAAGCCGTAGGCGCTTCACCAGCAAGGCTAGATGAACTTTCTGAGAAATACCCAGAAATGAAATCTACATTAAATAAGTTAGATGAAAGCAAGGGAGATAAGTAATGGCAGTTAGTCCAATTACAGAACGTCTTGACGTTCGTCGACAGCCGGGTGAGGTTCTACCTTACAAGATGTCGAATGTCAAAATCTACGAGGGTGCGCTCGTTAGCGTAAACTCATCTGGCTATCTTGTTAACGCAACTGACGCCTCTGGCGACATTTTCGTTGGCACAGCTGATGAAACCGTAGACAACTCTGGTGGTAGCGCCGGAGACAAAGAGTGTAAAGTGCGAATCGGTGGCGTTATTAACGTCGATAGCCAATTCAGCGCTGCTCAAACCAACGTAACCGACTTGGTATACGCATACGACAACCACACAGTTGGCGATGCAAGTACCATGACAAACGATGTTTTGGTCGGACGTGTTGTCGAAGTATTAAGTGCGAGTAAATTAAGGGTTGCCCTCGTAATCCCTGGACGGGCATAAGGTAAGGAATCATGGACACAGTTTTAGCTAAAGGACTGCTTACCAACTTCTACGAGGGTTGGGACTCAGTCACACCACAAGTTGACCGTATCGCAATGCGCGTGCCTAGCACCGCTCGGTCAGAAACATACGCATGGCTAGGTAGCCTACCACGTATGCGAAAAATGCGTGGCGAGCGTATTCCTGCTAAGCTAAAGGCTTACAGCTATACACTTGTTAACGAAGAATACGAAAGCTCAATCGAAGTTAAGCGCGCCGATATTAAAGACGACCAGACCGGCCAGTACGGTCCATTGGCTCGCTCTATCGGTGAATCAGCTCGACTTTACCCAGATGAAATGGTCTTTGGTACTTTGCTACCAAATGGATTTACTGAACTTTGTTACGACGGTCAGTACTTCTTCGACACCGACCACCCAGTTGGTGACGGAACCACGCAGTCTAACAAGTTAGCTCTTGACCTAGATGCAACAAATTTCGCAACAGCTGTAAAAATGCTGGAGCAGATGAAAGATGACAGCGGTCGTCCTTTCAACAAGCAGCTCGACCTCCTATTGGTTGTCGGTGCTGGGAACCGCTCAACAGCGGAATCCCTGATTGACCTCCAGTACACCACTGGTGGAATGTCAAACATCAACTACAAGAAAGCAGAACTCCTTGTTAACCCTTGGATCTCTGACGACGACAGTTGGTACCTGATTAACAAGTCTGGCGTTGTAAAGCCATTCGTTGTTCAGGAACGCGAATTTATTCCTTTCGAAGCATTGGAAGACGATAGCGAAAAAGCTTTCTGGAACAAGAAGTACTTCTACGGAACGTACTGGCGCGGTAACTTCGGTTACGGTCTGTACCAAAAAGCAGTTGGCTCGACTGGCGCCTAACCCAGTGAACAAGGGGGCGTAAGCCCCCTTAACACTTAACTAAGAATAAATGGAGACCGTTATGGCAACCAAAGAGAAGACAACAACATACACCGTACAACTAGTAAAGCATTTTGAGTTACCAACTCGATGGCGCGCAGGTCGCCAATTCGTCCGTAACGAACCTCAAGTTCTTGAACTGACCAAAGAAGAAGCGGAGGCAATTAAAAATGACCGATACATGGAAATCAAAAAGGGAGCGCCAAAGGATAAGACAACGGATGCTCCAGTCGGCGATGGAAACGTATTACCCCCAGCCGAAACCGGAACCACTGATACAACTGTCGACGAAGCAACAGATACGCAAGACGATAACGATGTTCAGACTGGCGATACTGACGAAGAAGAAACAACTAGCGATGAGGCTCAGACAAGCTCGCCAACGGTAGAAGAAAAAGCCAAATTGCTACAAAAAAGTCGCAAGCGAATCAACCAAATCGCAAAATCAGTCGGAATCGAAAACGCAGAAACACTAGCAACTAAAGAAGACGTTGCAAACGCTATATTAGCTAAACAGGGAGAATAACCATCATGGCAGCAGTTGACAAAGATTACTCGACTCTGCAGGATATTCGAGAAGAAGCCGGTCATCAGCACCAAAAAGTGCAGGAGAGCATGACCGGCTCTGCTAATGGCAGCAATGCAATCTTTTACGTTGCCAAGTTGCCGGTCGTAGACCACAACTACGACGACGCTGTAGGCACTACGGACGCGATTGTTTATGATGATGGCGTACCGGTTACTATTTCTGCAATAGACGCTGACACAGGCGCTATGACGCTTGCTAGCGCACCGGCAAATGCCTCAGTTATGAAAGCTAGCTATTGGTATTCGACGGTCACCGACACGCGAGTTAGTGGCGTTCGGCTTGAAGCTATTGACTGGTTGCAAAGAAGATTGAAAGGTATAGTAGATTATACTACTTGGGAACCGGCCGACGTTCCACCAAGCCTTAGAACTATTGTGCGACTCTACGCTGCTGCGTTAATTATGATTAGAAGCTACGGGTCTAACACCGATAACGAGCTTGTTTCTAAAGATGGTTATAAAAAACTTGGCGCTGCCAAGTCTTTACTTACGGAATACCTAGAGACCATTGCTGACGATTCCGGCACTACAACAGCCGTACAAGCTACCGTTAAAAGCGACGGTAACCTATTCCGCCGAAACACCGACCTCACTAACAACGACTTCGACACGAACGGTACAGACGAGTTTTTTCACAAGGATAACTAGCCATGATTACAATTTCAGGTGAGATCGAGGGCGACAAAGAGCTGTCTCGGCGCTTAATGATTGCTGCCGATTCATTAGAAGATTTTTCGGAACCGTTAGAAAGTATTGGCGGTGAATTAAAAAAGAGCTTTGATGAAAACTTTAGTATGCGTGGTGGCCTATTCGGTGGTTGGCAACCGCGTAAAGATAACAATACATGGCCATTGCTGGAAAAAACTGGAGATATGCGTAATAGCTTCACAGACGAGGTACACAGCGACTTTGTCATTTTAACGAACACTGCGCCGTATTTTCCTTATCACCAGTCTAATAAGCCACGACAGCGCTTGCCACGACGCGTTATGATGAAGATTGACCAGCAACGCAAGACTTTCATTACAAAAGCGTTTCAAGAGTATATAGTAAAGGTTACGAGGATTTAGATGTCAGAATATCGCGACCCCATATTGCAAAAGTTAATAGATACCCTGGAAGCCGAGGGTCCAACAGACTTGGTTGGTCACTATCGGCAGGGTGATGTTATTGCAGTTTCTAAGGAAGAATTGCCAGTTGTTACCGTTACCAAGGCAAGTACGCGCATGGGAGCTGCTAGCAACCAAGAAGACGACCAGCTTATGCCGGTTGTTATTAACGTGATTTATGATTTTATGCGCGACCTCACACAGTCTAGCGACCTTGAAGTCGGAATGACTACTCTTTATGGCTATTGCGAGGGGCGCTCGGACACGGATTATACCCTGTTACCGGACAGCCTTGCGTACATATTGCGTAAGTATCCCAAACTAGACGACAACTTGTATATTTCTGTTGGTCCAAACGAGGAGCTTAGTATCAATTATGGTATGGGGATTGAACGCCGTGGCAAGGGCATTTTCTCGGTAGAAGCTGTATTGCGATTTAATATGAGATTCCAGCAAAACAGACCCGGAACTAGCTAGTTGCTGGTAAAATGATTAAGTAGTACAATTCAATCAAGGAGTATTCGATGACAGAAGCAAAAGAAGTTGAAGCGCAAAAGTCTACGCCAAAAGGCGAACAAGTATATTCATTTCCGGAGCATAGTATTGCTGTCACCGCTAAATCTCTGCCGGAAGCAGAGAAAAAGCTCAAAGAAGAACTAAAGAAACGAGAGGAACAGAGTAATGACTAAGGTTATTGGTCGACTAAGTGCAGTTGGTATAGGTAAAGAAAGCTCGGCTGGCACAAGTGTTGCGCCGTCATATTGGGTTCCAATCCGTTCTTTGGACTTCGACGACAAAGTTAGCTACATCGACAACGATTCAGCAATGGGTCGAATTGAAGAACTTAATGACAGCGACGTAAACCAGAAGTGGGCTGAGGGTACATTTGAGGGCAAAGTATTCCTTAACAGTGTTGGTATGGAGCTTGTTGGTTTATTCGGTCAAAGCCCATCATCTGCACAGCGTACAACTACCGGTGTTTATGACCACACTTTCTCGTTGCTAAACAGCAACTCGCACAAGTCGCTTACTGTTGGCTACAAAGATTCACTGCTCGACCTCCGTTATGCTTACGCACTTGTTGATAGCTGGAAGTTCGAGGCTGCCTTAGACGACTACGTTAAGCGCACTATCGGACTAAAGAGCAAGAAATCTGCTACTTCTAGCAATACCGTTGCAATCACTGATGAAATCGAATTTATCCCATCTATGATGAACCTGTACGTCGAAGATGCACAGGCTTCACTAGCTGGCGGTACACCGGTCAAAGTTACTAATATCCAGTTTGAAGTTAAAAAGAACGTAGAAGCTAACTTTATTCTTGGCACTAACGAACCAGACAGCCTTAACAACAAGCAATTCAGTGTTGAGGGTAGCTTTGAAGCATTCTTTGAAAGTACTACTCAGCGCGATTACGTCTTTAACGGCACAACTAAGGCAATGCGCATCGACATGAAAGACGCTAACACAATTATCGGTTCTAGCGGTTCACACAATCCAGAACTATACTTTGACTTTTACGCTGTTAAGTTTACTGAGTTCAACCGAGGCTGGGACAGCAACGACATGCTCAAGTACACCATCAACTTCAAAGCTGTTTACTCTATCGCTGACACGGCTATGGTTGCTGCACGCTTGACCAACACAGTTACTGCATACTAAACTGTAGAAAAATAAGGAGACCAACAATATGACAGATGTTAATTCAAACGAGCCAGTAGTATTAAAGACCAAAAACGGACACAATGTTGTTTTGCGTGCTTTTGTTCCGCCACGCATGACTAACGAAACTCGTGGTGTATTCTTGCGCTATGCCAAGATGAACCCAAACATTACTAAGGGCAAGCTCGCCGAGGAAGATGCCGGTAACGAGATTCAGTTCAAAGATGGAATCCCTGCCGAAATCATCAACGAAATCAACGAAATTACATTGCGCCGTATGGTTATCAGTGTTGACGGTATCACTGGCGATGGTGTACTAGACCACATATTGGATAATTTGCGCCAAGAAGACTACATGGAAGTCATAAACAAGTGTAACGAAATCAGTACAGCAACTACCTTAACTGAGGAAAAAAAAACAGTCTAAGGACAAAGTACGCTTGGGCGCTTAGCTCTACTCAAGGCTCGCCGATACCCCTTGAACTTCGCATAGCACAATTATGCGAACACATGCATTGGACATTTCAGGAATACCACGCGCAACCGCAGTGGCTAATTGATACGATAAGTATTAAAATGGACGAAGAAGCCAAGCACCAGCAAAGGGAATCGAATGGGTAATGATAGCGAACTAAACATCGTAGTAAAAGCAAAAAACGATGCTAGTAAAGTGCTTAAAGACGTTAATAACGACGTCGATGGAATGTCCGGCAATCTTAAAAAAGCTTTTGATAACGCCGTTGGTCCATCGCAAGCACTTATGGCAGGAGTAATCGGCGCCGGAGCTGCGGTCGCCGGTTTTGGTGTTGCCTCTGTTGCTGCCTATGGGGAAGCTCAGCTAGCCAGCGCACAGCTTGACGCCGTTTTGCAAAGTACAGGTAATGCTGCTCGCGTTACTAAGGGCGAATTGATGGCACAGGCAACGGCACTACAAAGCGTAACGATGTTCTCTGATGAAGCGGTACAAGCCACTCAAGCTATGTTATTGACGTTCACCAACCTAAAAGACAATGTTATGAAAGACGCCACAGCCGTCGCTCTCGACATGGCTCAGGCACTTGGCATGGACGGTAAACAAGCTGCAATGCAACTTGGTAAAGCATTAAATGACCCATCTGAGGGATTAAGTAAACTTACGCGTGTCGGTGTTACTTTCAACGCCGAACAAGAAAAACAGGTAAAAGCCATGCAAGAAGCTGGCGACGTTGCCGGTGCGCAAAAAGTTATTCTTGCCGAGCTGACAAAAGAGTTCGGCGGTAGCGCTAAGGCTGCAGGTCAAACATTCCCCGGACAACTCGAAATACTCAAGAACACATTCGGTGACTTAATGGAGGGCGTTGGTGAATTTATTACTGGCGCGTTGAAGCCGGTAACAGATGCGCTAGCCAAATGGATTAAAAAAGTTCAAGACGCTGGCGGATTTATGAAATTTTTATCGGGTATCTGGGAACGTAATAAGGACAATATAAAAATCCTTGCTGCCGGAATACTGGGCGGACTAGTGCCGGCTTTAGTTACCCTAGCCGGTAGTGTCGCCTCTGTAGTGTTGGCTCTTGCGCCATTCGTACTTGCCGGTGCAGCTGTTATGTTTTTATGGCAAAAAGCAAGAGTCGTTCTAGCTGCTGCTGCCGGAGTGCTAGCATTTATGGCTGGCGGTGCGCTCGTAACGCTTGTTACTGGGCTTTGGGGACTTGCAAGTGTCATGGCTGTAGTTGTACCGATATGGCTTGCAGCTAACGCACCTATGTTAATGTGGGCTGCAGCTGCCGCTCTTGTTGCTGCTGGAGCGTATCTAATTGTCACTCATTGGGAAACGGTGAAGTCATTCTTTGTGAATTTATGGCAAACTATCCAAGACATATTCGGTTCGATTGGTTCATGGTTCAAGGACAGATTTAACGAGGCAACAGACGCCATTGTTGGAGCTTACCAAGGCGTGGTAGATACCGTAAAAGGAGTGTTCGACGCGATAGCCGGATTTGTTGAAGACCATAAAAAGGCAATCATAAACTGGAGTATTGTAATTACTACAATCCTACTACCTAAGATTGTACAAATTGGTGTGCGTATGGCAATATCAGCAGCTCAAGCCATAGCCTCATTCGTAAGTATGGCTGCATCGGCTGTTGCACAAGCAGCAATTGCTACGGCTTCTTGGGTGGCTTCGGCAGCTTCAACCGCGTTTGCTTGGGTTACTACAACATTGCCTAAGATAATTGCATCATTCGTTAGTATGTCGGCTTCTGCCATAGCTCAGGCTGCCATAGCGAGTGGAGCATGGCTACTTTCTGCCGGTCAAACACTTATCGGTTGGGGTATATCTTTTGCTGGATACTTGGCAGGTGTGGCAACAATGGTCGCTAGCACAGCCATAGCTGCCCTGCAATTGGCTGCAAGCTGGCTATTGGCACTTGGTCCTATCGGCTTGATTATCGCTGCTGTAGTGGGCGTTACGGCGCTCATAATTGCAAACTGGGATACTGTAAAAGGCTGGCTGGCTTCATTCTGGGCTTGGCTTAGTTCTTCGGCTTCTTCTGCATGGCAGTCAATAAAGAACGTGTTTAGTGGCGTGGCTGGCTTCTTTAGCGGTGTTTATAACAGCCTGATTAACATATTCAAAGGTATTGGCTCGGCAGTCGGTAACGCGATTAGTGGCGGATTTAAGGCTATCATCAATGCCGTAATTACTCTTGCAGAAAACGAAGTGAACGGATTTATCCGGCTATTAAATGGTGCAATAAATATCATTAACAAAATACCAAGGGTAAACATACCTAAGGTAAGCGAATTGAACCTGCCAAGGTTGGAAACTGGAGCTGTAAACTTTGCCGGTGGTACTGCACTTGTTGGTGAGCGTGGACCCGAACTTGTTACATTGCCTAAGGGGGCTAATGTTTATACCGCACCCCAAACTAAACAAATGCTTGGCGGTGGCGGAAGTGTAACAACCAACGTGTATGGACCGGTCAATCTCAATTCTGCCGACGCTGTTAAGGAATTTATGGGACAATTAGACCGTAATAGCCAATTAGCACAACTGGGAGTACCGTCATAATGGCAAGAGAAATCATTTTAGATGGACTTGATTTACAAAGTGGGGATTTTCGTATTACCGGCGCACCGGATATTTTCAGCGCGCCACCGAAAGAAATTAAAACTGTTGACTTAGCTAGGGAAGATGTAGTGTAGTTGTTTTTGAGCGATACCTGCCTAAAGATGCTGGACTTACTGGGTACATAAATACCAATGATGAAATGTCAGCCGACTTAGCGCTAGACACTCTAAAGCGTTACGCTGGACGTAAAG